TTCCTTTGACTACTCGTACTACCTCGAGGTTTGTCCCCATCCTAATAAATGGATGGGTTATGCATTAGGTAGGGTACAAACTTTAACTAGATTATTACAAGATGGTGTTATCAATACTGAAAAACCGCATCACCTCCTTGGGTGTGCGTTACCGATTGAATTTATGTTCTATCGTAAAGAGTTCAAATGGCTGGAGTCATTGGATACTTCCAACCCTATTGTTCATGCTTTGCTGGGCATTGGCTACGAGCCTGGTGGTCTGGATGCTAAGAAATCCCTCAAACTTATTGAGCTACTTAACACTCCTGAGCCCTCGGTAGCAACTATGCATACCATAAAGCATAATATTTTGTATTTCCGATCTTTTGTCCACGGATACAGATAATGTTGTGGGTTGCATTCTTCAGTCAGACAGGCTCTGAGATCGTAGAGTTATCTAAGTCTATTAAGCGTAAGCCAGACTTATTGGTAACTAATAACTTCGAAGATAAAATTAAATTTCACCCAGGCATTCGTGAGCTGGGTGTTACTATTATGTCTGCCAAGCATGATATGATAATGAACTATTTTAGAAATCAGGTGGTATATAATGTTCCTCAGACCCTTATTAGTCTTCATGGCTACCTTCGCATTCTACCAGCTGATATATGTGAGAAATATGAAATATATAACGGCCATCCTGCACCAATTCACTTATATCCTGAGTTAAAAGGTAAAGATAAACAGGAAGATCTTTATAAATATAAAGATAGATATGAAAGAATTGGTTGTATTATTCACCGTGTTACACCAGATTTAGATGAGGGTGATGTTATTGTTTCTATAGATGAACTTAATACACTTACATCACTAGAAGATTCATATCTTAAAGCAAAACCGCTATCATTAAAAAGCTGGGAGATATTCTTTAATGATCATTTACCAAATAAGATGTTTAATAGACAATAGAGTTTATATAGGCCAAACTAAGAATATTAAAAAAAGATGGCAAGGTCATTTATCCTTAGTAAATACCGGCAAAGGTTACTGGATTCATTCTGCTATTCGTAAATATGGTTTAGATAAATTTGTTCTAGAAATTATTAAAGAAAATGCTACTAATCAAGATGAAATAAAGTTAATAAAAGAGACGCGAGATTATAACTTTAATATTCATACGGGCGGTAAAGGTGGAGACAATATAACATTTCACCCTAATAAGCTGGAAATTTTTGAAAAAAGAAAAGAAAAACATTTACAGAATGTAAGAAGAAAAGAAAATCACCCTAAATGGGTCAGTGTAGATGAAAATATAAAGCAAGAAATAATTAGATTATATTTCAGCTACAGTCTTCCATCTCCTCAAGATATATGTACACAATTTAATATTAAAAAAGATGTTTTTAACAGAATCATTAGAGAAAAACACTTACTTTTTAGAAGCCAAGTGCAGAGATTTTCTTTCAATACGTCTAACATTGAGCAGTTGATTTCTGAATATAAAGAATATACAATACAAGCCATAAGACAGCGCGGGTGCGGGTTAAGTGAAAGCAGTATACCAACTGTATTACAAAAAAATGGTGTTATTGTTAAGAAAGGTAAAAGGTAAATAAAATTCGTATTGGAATAACAGGCGCGCAGAGTGTAGGTAAAACTACTCTATTGAATGCATTACGCTCGGAAAAACTATTTAAAGATTATGTTATATGTGATGAGGTAACTCGCCGTGTAAAGAGTTATGGCTTACCTATTAACGAAGAAGGTACAGATACAACTCAGCGTCTTATTATGAATGAGCATATCGTTAATGTGTTTATGTACGGTAATATGTTAACCGATCGTACTGCATTAGACGGGTTAGTTTATAGTGCATATTTGTATAATAAAAATCAAATTAGTGCGAATACTTTAAAGTATGTCAGGGACGTATTTAATAAAGTATGGCATTCGTATGATTACGTATTCTATATTGAGCCTGAGTTTGAGATTGTGGATGATGGTGTGCGTAGTGTCAATAAGCAATTTAGGGACGAGATTGCAGAATTATTTGAATATGTTATTGAAAAAGAAAATTTAAGTATGCTTAGAGTCAAAGGCTCTGTGCGTAATAGAGTTAATACAATTATAGATCATTTAGAAGGAAGATAATGAGTAATCAAGACGAACTGAATAAACTAGTAGGGGTTCACCTGGGTAAAGCAGGTGATGGGTCAGCTGTTAACCCTTATGTAACGCCAGATTATGTGGATCCAAGTCTACTGGTTTCGGTTCCTCGTTATTTGAATCGTACAGCATACGACATTCAAGAAGAAGAATTGCCCTTTGTAGGTGTAGATGCATGGAATGCATATGAGTTTTCTACCTTACAGAAGAATGGTTTTCCTATCTCCGGTTGGTTAAAGTTTACTTATTCTTCTAGTACTCCTAATATTGTTGAGTCTAAATCTGTGAAGCTGTATTTAAACTCTTATAATATGGCACGTTTAATTAATGGTAAAGAAGATCTTCATTTTATTGAAGAGCAAATTGAAAAAGATCTCTCTAAAGCCGTAGGTGGTGATGTTGGTGTCTATATTGCAGTAGGTGATGTTGATACGGTAAAGCCAATGAGGGGGGACTTTATGGCACTCGAAGAGTACTGTAATGTGGCTAAATTATCATTTGATCGCTATAATGAGTCATCTGATATTCTTGAAGTAGTACCTTCTATTGGTCGTTATGAAAGATGGCGTTCGCACTCGCTGCGTTCCAATTGCCGGGTAACCAACCAGCCTGATTGGGGTGATGTTTATATTCATATTAAGAGTGAGAAAACTATTACCCCTGAGTCATTGTTACAGTATATTGTATCGATGCGCAAAGAGAATCATTTCCATGAAGAGATTGCCGAGTGTATCTATAAGCGTTTGTATGACTTACTAGACCCTGAAGAACTATTAGTAACTTGTCTGTATACTCGTAGAGGCGGTATTGATATTAACCCTACTCGTGCATCTAATTATTATCTCTTAAACCAAGCACCTATTATTGATGCTTATAACTTCTGTGAAAAGACAGCAAGACAATGACAACATTTAAAGTTACAGGACCTGATCCTAACGTAAATGAAATTTGTAATGAATTTGAGTTAAGAGCCTGTCATGGCTTTGACAAGTACGGGGTAACTACTCAACGTACAGACTTAGACTTAATGCAATGGATTCAGCACCTTAAAGAAGAACTAATGGATGCTGTTGTATACATTCACCGTATTCAAAAAGAATTGAAAGATAAACAAGATGACCTCAAATGAAGCGCTAGCGTTATTGCCTGATGTTAAGGGTTGTGTGGTAATTCTATCTGGAGGTATGGATAGTACTATTGCTATGAGATTGGCTGTACAGAAGTATGGTAAAGATAATGTATCTGCTCTAACCTTTTATTACGGTCAGAAGCAGAAGCGTGAGATTGAAATGGCTAGAATGTCTACTAATTTACTTGGTGTTAAGCATCGAGTAGTAGATGCATCCTTCCTTGGCGATATCAGTAAAGGTTTCTCTGCTAATGTCGATACCGATATGGCAATGCCTACCATTAAAGACGTGCTAGGTGATCCCCGTCCTAAGACTTATGTCCCTAATCGTAATATGATCTTGATGTCTATTGCCGCCGCCTTTGCAGAGACACAAAACGTTGATACGGTTGTATGTGGGTTACAGGTGCATGATGAGTATGGCTACCACGATACGACACAACGATGGGTCGATAAAGTAAATGATTTACTATCTGAAAACCGTATTATTAAGATTAAGTTGACCGCCCCTTTCAGTCAGCTATCCAAGTACGATGAGTTACAGATCTTGCAAGAGTTAGATGGTAACTTTATGCTGACAGCATTTACTATGACGTGTTACAACCCAGATGCACAACATAGATCATGCGGGGAGTGTCCTAGTTGCTCGGAACGTATTGCAAATTTTGCTAAAATAGGTTATAATGATCCTGTAGAGTATTCTAAAGTAATCCCTTGGCAAGACCTAATTGAAAGAATGAAGGTGTAAGATGTGCGCAATAACAGGTTCATTTAGTCAGAATAAACTGGCCGATTTATATCGATTGAATGCTTATAGGGGGGAGTTAAGTTACTCCCTTTCCGCGTTTTCGTTCGATGAGCATAAAGTACGTTTAGAAACAATGATGCAAGATAGAGATAAGATGCCTGATGGTCTTATTAAGGGTCTTGCAGGTGGTGATAACAAGTACTATATTGCACATAGCCAGGCCCCTACTACTAATGCCAATAACATTCACCCGGCAGTATACGGGGACTGTATGCTATGGCATAATGGTATTATTAAGCAGAAGAACTTATCAGAAGGTACCTGGGATACTCAATGGTTACTTGAGCAAGTTCTTAATTACGGTTGGAGTGCATTATCCAGAGTCGATGGCACTTTTGCATGTATCATGTATAATAGTGGTGAGTTGTTTGTATTCAGAAATGAAATTTCACCTATGTTCTACGATAAGGATTTAAACTTCTCATCTACCAAGGTTGAGTTCGCCGAATCATTACCACCTAATAAAGTATTTAAAATTAATCTTAAGTACAAGCAACTCTCTCCTATCGCTTATTTTCAAACGATGGAGAATCCATATTATATTCCGGAGAATGCATGACAGTAACGTATAAATTATATTCAGAACCCTTTAGTATGAAGCACGTGATGGGGGAAAGTAGTAGGACTAAGCTAACCAATGTTGTTGATGGAGATATTCAACCTAATGCTGTAGATCTACGTTTAGGTAAGGTATTTCAAATTAATAACGAAGTGTTTGAGGTAAGCAATGATCACAAAAAGCATAGAGGTTCTACGGAACTCAATCCAGACGGAGAAGGTTATTTTACGCTATACCCGGGGAGTTATGAGATCGTTATGGAAAACGTCATCCATGTGGGCGAGGGGGAAGCTGGTTGGGTCATTACTCGTAGCACTCTTAACCGCAATGGTTGTTTTATTACTTCAGGTCTTTATGATTCTGGCTATCACGGTGTCATGGCCGGGGTATTACATGTTACGACTGGTGTCGCGCGCATTAAGCAAGGTACGAGGGTAGGGCAGTATTTGTC